TCAACAGAAGTCAAGTTGATCAAAGACGCACTGCAAAAATGGACTAAACAACAACAATTTGAAACTAGAATTTTCCGTATAGTACGCAATGCTTTCAAATACGGAGATTGCTTTTTTGTTAGAGATCCACAGACTAAAAAATGGTTGTTCGTAGATGCTGCTAAAGTAACCAAAATTATTGTCAATGAAAGTGAAGGCAAAGTCCCAGAACAGTATGTGATCAAAGATATCAATTTCAATTTCAAAGAAATGATCGCAGTAACTCCACATGGTACCACAAACACAGCACCAAGCGGCACAAGTTCCTATACCACAGGTGGCGGATTTGGTCGTGGCATGGTGGGCGCAGCAGCACAAACACCTGGTACAAGATTTCAAAATGCCACTAACGAAGTTACTATAGATGCCAAAAACGTTGTGCATATTTCACTGTCAGAAGGCCTAGACAACAACTATCCTTTTGGTAATTCATTACTGGAAAGTGTGTTCAAAGTATACAAACAAAAAGAATTGCTTGAAGATGCTATCATTATCTATCGTATACAACGTGCTCCAGAAAGACGTATATTTTACGTTGACGTAGGTAATATGCCAGCACACATGGCCATGGCGTTTGTGGAAAGAGTTAAGAATGAAATCCAACAACGTCGTATTCCGTCAGCCACAGGCGGCGGTGCTAATGTACTTGATGCATCATACAATCCTCTAAGCGTAAATGAAGACTACTTCTTTCCGCAGACTGCAGAAGGTCGCGGTTCAAAAGTTGAAACACTGCCAGGCGGTACTAACCTAGGTGAAATCACAGACCTACGTTACTTTACCAACAAACTATTCCGTGCGTTGAGAATACCAAGTTCATACTTACCAACTTCAGTAGATGATGCTTCAAACACAGTAGCAGATGGCAAAGTAGGCACAGCTTATATTCAAGAACTGCGCTTCAACAAATACTGCGAACGCTTACAGTCTATGATCGTTGAAACATTTGATCTAGAATTTAAACTGTGGATGCAATCAGAAGGTATCAACATTGACAGCGGAATATTTGAATTGAAATTTAATGCTCCACAGAACTTTGCTGCTTATCGCCAATCAGAACTAGACACAGCTCGTGCAGCTACATTTGCACAGCTACAAGAAATTCCACACATGAGCAAACGTTTTGCTATGAAACGATTCCTAGGTATGTCACAGGAAGAGATCACAGAAAACGAAAGAATGTGGAGAGAAGAACAAGGTGCGAGACTTGCACCAACAACAGATTCTGCTGCAGAAATGAGATCAGCAGGTATTACCCCAGGTGGCATGGCCGCAGATTTAGGGGCTCAAACAGCAGAAGCGCCGGAAGACATGGCCGCTGCGGCTGAGGCAGGTGCCACAGGCGCAGAAGGTGATACAGCATCTGCAGAAGTACCAGCTCAGTAATAAATACATTATGCTTCTAAGAGAATTCATTTATTTCAACGATAACACCAACGACTTTGCAGTTGATCGTCGCTACGACAACAGTAAAGATTCATCAGTGGTTAAAAAAGGTGATACTCGTAAAATACGCTTAACGCTACGTCAGATCAATCAATTGAGACTGCAGGCAGAAGCACACGAAGCAGAATCTCAATCCGAGCTGGGTTTTATACAACAAATGTACGGAACCCCAATTGAACCTACAGAAGCAGCAGCGTAAAGCCGAGAAAGCTCTAGCCAAGGCACTGAAAGCTCAAAGAAAAAATCCCGATCAGGTAATACCGTTACCCGTGATTCAACCGCCGCCCTTGAATCTTGAACCCAGAATAGATATAGTTAAAAGACCTAAAAATTCATCACCAGTATCTTTTGTGCTAGGTAACGGCAGAAGCCGACTGAATATAGACTGTGAGAGATTGTTGTCTATAGGCACAGTGTATGGCTGCAATGCTCAGTATAGAGAATTTGCACCGCACTATCTTGTATCTGTAGATGTTAAAATGGTCAATGAAATCATAGCTGCTGGATATCATAAGCAGCACGAAGTATGGACTAATCCTAACAAAGGTATTACTAACAAAGACAGAATTAATTTTTTTAGCCCGCACAAAGGATGGAGCTCAGGACCAACAGCACTGTGGTTTTCAGCCAGTCAAGGAGCCAGCGAAATCTACATATTGGGGTTTGATTATCAAGGATTGAACGGTAAATTTAACAATGTATATGCAGATACATTCAACTACAAAAAATCAACAGATTCAGCGACTTATCACGGTAATTGGCTGAGTCAAACTGAAAAAGTAATTAAAGAATTTAGACATATCAAATTCTTTAGAGTTATAGAACCTGGGGCCTTTATTCCAGATAAGCTAGGTCCGAATCTAGCTAACCTAAGCCATATCAGTGTGGAAGACTTTGGAAAAAGATTTCCGAACACTATATATTCCGATCAAATTGTTCAAAAAAGTACCATTTAACGGAGTTTTTTAATCTACGTAGTAAATAACACTACAGCCTAATACCATAATCTTAAGGAGAACACAACATGGCAGATAACAAATTATTAAGCCAGATGCTAGAGCATTTGGTAAACGAAGAGTCAGCAAAAGCTGAAGAACTTTTCCACGAATACGTAGTAGCTAAATCACGTGAAATCTACGAAAATCTAATCGAAACAGAAATTTCTGAAGAAGAAAAAGACGACGAAGAAGACGAAGAAATGGACGAAGCTGCTAAAGATGAAGATGCAGAAGACGACAAAGTTGACGAAGCGTCTGATGAAGACAAAGACGATGAGAAAATGGACGAAGAGTTCGAAGACATCGCAATCGAAGCAGATGACGAAATGGGCGGAGACGCTACAGACGACCTAGAAGCAGAGCTTGGTGATGATCCAGCAGATGCAGAAGGCGAAGAATCTGAAGAAGAAATTATGCAAGACCTAGGTGATATCATCGACGAGCTACAAGCTAAATTTGATGCACTACAAGGTGAAGAAGAAGAGCAAGGCGAAATGGATGACATGGACGGCGAAGAGCCAAAAATGGACGCTTTTGAACCTGAACTCGAAACAGTACGCGAATACGTAGAAAAAGTTGCCACACCAAAAGGTGGAGACAATGGAGCTAACGCTAAATCAACAGTAGCCGGCAAAAATGATATGGGCGGTACAACTGCTAATATCGCAAAAGGTGGCGAATCTAAAGGCGAAGGCACAAAAGGTGGATTGTTAAATCCAGCAGCTAAAGAAGATAACGCAGGTAATATCAATGTTCCAGGTGGCAAAGCAGGATCTGCTTTTAACAAAAAAGAACCAGGACATGGCGCTGAGAAAAAAGGCGCAGCTGAACAAGCTGATAACAAGCAAAGTCTTTTCCGTGGCCGTAGATAATAGAGGATTAAACAGGTGAAAAGATTATCACTAGCAGAACATTTGAGTTATGACCAGGCTAAGATTGTCTTAGAGAGCGAAGAAGGTAGCGACGGTAAAAAGTCGCTACACTTAAACGGTATTTGCATTCAGGGCGACATTCGCAATGCAAACCAACGTGTTTATTCTTCTCAAGAAATTGGCAAGGCTGTCAAAACGCTCAACGAGCAGATCGCTGGAGGTTACTCTGTGCTAGGAGAAGTTGATCACCCGGCAGATTTACGCATCAACCTCGACCGTGTAAGTCACATGATTACAAAAATGTGGATGGACGGTCCTAACGGTTACGGAAAACTAAAACTACTGCCAACGCCAATGGGTCAATTAATTGAAACCATGTTGACGTCGGGAGTAAAATTGGGAGTTTCAAGTAGGGGTAGTGGTGAAGTAGATGGCGGTGGTAACGTTCAAGGTTTTGAAATTATCACTGTAGACGTAGTTGCACAGCCCAGCGCCCCGGGAGCATACCCAACACCAGTTTACGAACACTTAATGAATAACACAGGCGGTTACAAGGCATTTCAAGTAGCACAACAAGTCCAAGGCGACCCACAGGCACAGAAATACATAGCAGAGAGCTTGAAGAGAATCATTTCGAGACTCAACTAACTAGGAGAATCACATGCTAGACATCGTAAAACAATTGTTTGAAAACAATGTGATTTCCGAAGAAATCAAATCGGAGATTGAATCAGCTTGGAATAGCAGAATTCAAGAAAACCGTGACCACGTTACTGCTGAACTACGTGAAGAATTTGCACAAAAGTATGAACACGACAAAGACGCAATGGTAGAAGCTGTAGAAGCTATGCTATCAGATCGTCTACAAGCTGAACTAGGTGAACTTGCAGAAGATCGCCAAGGACTAATTGACGCTCGTGCAAAATACGCAGCTAAAATGACACAAGATGCGCAAGCAATGGAGTCATTTGTTCTACAAAACCTTAAAAAAGAATTGGCAGAACTACACGAAGATCGCAAAGCAGTTGCAGGCAATGTTGCAAAATTAGAATCTTTTATTGTGGATGCACTAGCGAAAGAAATCGCAGAATTCCATGCAGATAAGAAAGACCTAGCTGAAACTAAAGTTAAATTAGTTCGCGAAAGCAAAGCTAAGTTTGAAGCAATTAAGAAAGACTTTATTGCTAAGTCAGCAAAGATCATTGAAGAAACAGTCGCAAAAGGACTGAAATCTGAAATGTCTCAATTAAAAGAAGATATTGATGCAGCTCGCAGAAATGACTTTGGTCGCAGAATTTTTGAAAGCTTCGCAAGCGAGTACGCTGCAAGTCATCTCAATGAGAAATCAGAGACAGCTAAACTTCTAAAGGTTGTTGATCAAAAAACTCAAGAACTAGAAGAAGCAGCAAAAATTGTTGCAGAAACACAAACACTAGTAACAAGCAAAGAAAAAGAAATCGCAATCATCAAAGAATCAGCAAAACGCAGAGATGTAATGGGCGAATTGTTAGGTCCTTTATCAGGTGACAAGAAATCTGTAATGGGTGAGTTATTAGAATCAGTTCAAACTGATAAATTATACAGTGCTTTTGACAAGTATCTACCAGCAGTAATGAACGGTGGAACACCTTCTAAGAAAGCATTAACAGAGGCTAAAGAAATAACAGGCGACAAACAACAGGCACAAACTTTCAGTAGTGAAGAAAAAACTGCTGAAATATTTGACATCCGCAGGCTTGCGGGACTAAAAGTTTAAGGAGAACTATAATGTCACAATTACTCGAGTCACGCTGGTCGGAAACCAAAGACGCCCTTTTAGAAGGTCTTCAAGGTAACAAGCGCACAGTAATGGCAACAACTCTTGAGAATACCCGCAAGTATTTGTCTGAGTCTGCCACAGCTGGTGCTACATCCGCTGGCAACGTAGCAACACTAAATCGTGTGATCCTTCCAGTGATCAGACGTGTAATGCCAACCGTTATTGCTAACGAATTAGTTGGTGTACAACCAATGACTGGCCCAGTTGGACAAATCCACACTCTAAGAGTTCGCTATTCTGATACATTCAGTGGTAGCACAGGTGGATCTACAACAGCCGGTGATGAGGCACTAAGCCCATTCAAGATCGCTGAAGGTTATTCTGGTGTAACTCCAGGTAAACCAGCTTCAACAGCAGCATTAGAAGGCGTTGCTGGTAACAAGTTAAGCATTCAAATCTTGAAACAAACAGTTGAAGCTAAAACACGTAAGCTATCAGCTCGTTGGACATTCGAAGCAGCACAAGATGCACAAGCCCAACAAGGTATTGACATCGAAGCTGAGATCATGGCAGCTCTTGCAC